GCAACCGCCTCGCGCAGGTGGCTAAGACGTTCGGCACGTCCGTCCCCGAATCGTTCCGGCAGGGCGAGGAAGCGTCCCAGATGACGCCGACGTCCCCGTTCTCGCCCGGCCAGCCGATCGGGCCGTATGACGGGTACGACCGGCAGCCGAGGGCGCTGAACTACACCACCGGGTACAACATCGCTACCCGGCCGCGGACCCATGAGGCCGTCTCTTTCGGGACGCTGCAAGGGCTGATCCAGTCCTACGACATTGCTGACATTTGCATCTGGCATCGCATTGACTCGATCCGCTCCCTTGACTGGAAACTGCTTCCGGCCGAGCATTACCAGGGCGATGTGACCGACGCTATTCCTATCGGGCTTGCCGCGTTGCGGAAGCCGGACCGGATCAATTCTTTCAAGACGTGGCTCGCGAAATACCTTTACGACATTCTCGCGTATGACGCGGGCACGCTTTACCGGCTGCGCAACAGGGCTGGCCGGGCGGTCGGCCTTTCCGTCGTGGACGGCACTTCGGTGGCCCCGCTATTGGATTACTGGGGCAATCCGCCGCAGCCACCCGCCGAAGCGTACGTCCAGTACGTCAACGGCCTGCCGTGGAACTGGCTGACCAGGGACGACGTAATTTACGAGCCGTTCCGGCCGCGCCCGAGCTCGCCTTACGGCCACGCGCCGATCGAGAGCATCATTCTCAATGCCAACACGGATATCAGGTTTCAGCTCTACTTTCTTGAGCGTTTTACTCAGGGAAACCTGCCGGCCGCGTTCGCCTCGTCGCCGGACTCGTGGTCACCGGACCAGATCGAGCAGTTCCAGAACTACTGGGACGCGATGATGTACGGTGACCAGTCGCGTAAGCACCAGATCCGCTGGATGCCGCCGGGCAGCAAATTCGAGTGGTCCAACGAGAAGGAATTCTCGGACGTTTTCTCGCTGTTCCTGATGCGTAAAACGTGCGCGAGCTTCCACGTCGTGCCTAGCGATATCGGATTCACGGAGAACGTGAACCGCTCGTCCGGCGAGTCCCAGGCGGACGTGCAGCACCGCGTCGGCGACCTCCCCCTCATGGAGCACGTCGAGGGCATCCTGTCGGCGTTCCTCCAGGACGACCTCGGCCTGCCGCTGCGGCACGAGTTTGACCGGGGTGAGGAGCAGGTCGACCAGGCGGCGCAGGCTGAGGCTGACCAGAGGTACATGGACCGGGCGGTGGTCTCGGCAAGCGAGATCCGGGAGATGCGGTACGGCCTGACGGACACCAAGCCGGTTGCCCGCGTGTTCTTCACTGAGCGCGCCGGCCCGATTCCCTTGTCGTCGCTGGAAGCCGTGGCGGGGCAGATTGATCCCCAGACCGCGGCGCCGGAGCCGGGTTCGCCGCTGCCGCACACGGTGTTCGCGGAGACCCCGGGGGTTCAGCCGAATCCGCCGTTGTATTCTCAGCCGCTCGCGGAGGAGATCTACGGCCCGTCGGCTATCCCTGCGGGGACAGAAACCCAGTCGACGATGCCGGTTGCCAAGGAAGACGGCGGCGGCGAGGCTAGCGGGACTGCGGGTATCACCTCCGGGACGGGCGTCTACTCGTACGACCTGATCCGCGACGACGACGGGGAAGGCGAGGCCGGCGAGGCCGCTGTCGCCAAGGAACTGGCCGCGTTCCGCAGGTTTGAGCGTGCCCGGCGCAAGACTGGTGAGTGGCGCGACTTCAGGTTCGCCGCTACCGACCCGGTGACCGCGCATAACCTCAACGACTCGGGGCGGCTCGCTGTCCGCAAGGCCGCAGGCGAGGTAGCCGTCGCGGGGCTCGCTGTCCTCGCTGCCGACACGGGACGCGTGCTGATGCTCCAGCGGGCGCTCTGCGCCGACGACCCGGCGGCCGGGAAGCTGGAGTTCCCCGGCGGTCACCTCGAGGTCGGCGAGACGCCGCTGCAAGCCGCCTGGCGTGAATGGTCAGAGGAAACGGGAGCGGTCCCGCCGCCCGGCGTCCAGGCCGGCACCTGGACTAGCCCGGACGGCGTCTACCAGGGCATCGTGTGGACGACCGACAGTGAATCGTCGGTGCCGGTGCGCGGCGATGCGTTCGTGCCGAACCCAGACGACCCGGATGGGGATGCCGTCGAGGCGATCCTCTGGTTCGACCCTGCGGACCTGCCCGGCAACAGTGCTGTCCGCGCGGAGCTGATCGAGAACCTTGACGCCGTGATGGCTGCTCTCGGCTGCGGCCGGCCCGCGGAAGGCGACGAGGCTACGTGCCCGTGCGGGACCCCGGTCGTGTACGACGAGATGAACGGCTGGCAGCACGCCGACGGGTCCGTCAGCCATGATGACGGCGAGTCCGTCAGCGACAAGATGGCGAGCGTGGCCAAGGCCGCGGATGCTCGCCCAAAAGGCCCGAAGGGGTGGCCCGGCTGGGACCATGACCTCCGCGCCGTCGCCCACTGGGCACCCCTCCTCGCCGCCGCGCTGTCCGGGGCGCTGACGAAAGCTCAGGCGGTCGCGATAGCTGAGGCGTACATCGCAGCCAATCCCCCCTCGCAGGAGGAAGCCGGGGGGAAGCGGGAAGCCGTCGCAGCGGCTGCCGCGTGGCTCGCCGCGCAGGGCGTCGACCTGGCCCCGCACATCGAGTCCCTGGTGCCGGGGATGCTCGCGGACGGGTGGCTGATCGGCTCCGCGTCCGCAGCGGCCCTCGCGCAGGGACAGGACGCAGACTGGGGCGGCTGGGAACCCGGCGACGAGCAGTCCGCGCAGGACCGGGCGGAAGCGCTCGGCGCCGGCGCCGGGCTGGGCGCGGCACTGGGCGGTGCCAGCGGCGTAGCCGGCCTGATGGCCGGCGGGTTCATGACCGGCCTCGGCCGGGTCCTGGTCGACGGCGCGGCGGGCGGCCAGTCCGCGGCGGGCATCGGCGCGGGCCTCATCTCGGCGCTGGGTGACGCTGCGGATGCTGCCGGGTCGGTGCTCACGACCATCGGGAACGCCATCGGCAAGGCAGCCGCGGCGGTCTACGGGCTGTTCAAGGTGCCGTCTTATATCTGGCTGACTGCTGAGGATGGCCGTGTCTGCGTCGCGTGTCAGCAGAATGAGGACGCGAGCCCTGTGCAGGCCGGCGACTCGTTCCCGAGCGGCGATACCGAACCTCCGGGGCATCCGCGCTGCCGTTGCGCACTTGTGCCGGCCTGACGGGAGGTGCGCCGATGTGCTGCTCATGCGGATGCGTCCTGGCCGGAACCGGTACCCCAGGTGACGACCACGGCGACCCGGTGAACATCACCAGCGCGGCCCTGAACTCCGCCGCGCAGGCCGCCGGTATCACCGCCTCGCAGGCCGCGGCGAACATCCTCGCCACCCTCCAGTTCGCCACCGCCCAGGCCGCCGGCGAAGACGTGGCCAAGGGCGGCGAGCCGCAACGGTACGTCCTCGGGATCGCCTACCAGGCCGGCCCCGATCCGCGGATCGCCAAGGGCGCTGACGGGGGCCGCGACTACTTCGACGCCGCCGAGCTCGAGAAGGCAGCCTGGAGCTTCCTCCGCAACGGCCCGCGTGTCGGCCTGTTCCACCTGGACGGGACGGACGCGGACGGCGGGGCGGCGCAGGTGGTCGAGTCGTACATCTACCGCGGGCCGGACTGGGATCTGGGCGACGGGATCGTAGCCAAGTCGGGGGACTGGCTTGTGGGCGCGATCCTGAGCCCGAAGGCGTGGAACATGCACCTGGCCGGGAAGCTGAGCGGCTGGTCACCTCAGGGGACCGCCCGCAGGCGGCGAGTCAGGCGCTAGGCCGACTTCCCGCACGTATTGCAGGTGAAACCTTCCGGCGGCCGTCCCCGGCAGTGGCTGCAGGCTCGTCGCGGACTCCCGGGAGCGCCCGCGAGGAAGTCGGAGAGCTTAAGTCCGTACAGCGCCGCCAGGGCGGCTATCTCATTGAGCGATGTAGGGCGCGTGGCCGCCTCAAGGCGCGTCACGGTGGCCTGACTCCATCCCATCCGCCGGGCGACGTCCTGCTGGCTCCAGCCGCGCTCCTTCCGCAGCGCGCGGAACCGCGCCCCGGCCCACGTCTCGGGCCTGACCTGCTCAGCGTCACCCATCCCGCCATCGTCCCATGTGAGGTGACCCGTGGCCCCGCCCGCCGATGACGAGGAAATGACCGAGCTGGTCGACGCTGACTTCCCCCGCGTCGACCTAGTGGGCAAGGGCGCGAACGGCATCCCCCGTTTCCTGATCGCCAAGCAGGACGAGGGCAGCGCGGGGCTGCTCAAGCCCGACTTCGTGCGTGACCTGATCGCCAAGGCTGAGCCGGGGCCGTCCGGCAGGGAGCGGGTGGAGATGCCTTCCGGAGTGACGCTGACCGGCTCCCCGGCTGACATTGCCGCGTTCATCCACAAGGCGTCGCAGCGGTCCGCTGAAGCCGGGCCGGATGACGTGGCCAAGGCCGAGATGAAGGCCAAGGCGATCAACGATCTCCCTGACTCGGCATTCGCCTACATCGAGCCGGGCGGCAAGAAGGACGCTGAGGGCAAGACGACGCCGCGCTCGCTGCGGCACTTCCCGGTCCACGACGCCGCGCACACCAGAAATGCCCTGTCCAGGGCTCCGCAGTCCGAGTTCGGCGACAAGGCCATGCCCAAGATCCGCGCGGCGGCCAAGCGTTTCGGCATCGAAGTTTCCAAGGAGGCCGGCGTGCCCGGTGACGTGACCAAGGCGGACATGGCCCAGGATCTCGACGGCGGCGTCGACGGCCTCGACCCGACGGTGCCGCTGGCCGAGCCGGACGGCGACTTCCCCGGTTCCGAAGCGGACCCCGGCTCCCCGGCGTGGGAGGCGATCGACGCGGCGACCGCGCAGAAATGGTGCAGCATCCTGTCCCGCGCCCGTGTCGCCGTCGACCTGCTCTCCGAGAGGGAAATGCTCGAGGCCGCGTCCGCGGACCCGGACGAC